ACAGCTGCATTATCTAATAATACTTTAGATTTACCTGTACCCATTTCCATAAAGTACGCAAAATTTTCTTTATCCCAAGATGCATCTAACGCATCTAATTGATGGCCATACGGCTTAGTTTTAAATTTGTAGTTCATTTGCTTTTTCTTTCTAATTTGTTATATAATGTACAAAAGAATAAAAGTCAATAATGAAAATAAAAGAGTACAATGACATGACTGAATACCTAACTAAGAATAATTCTAAAGTGTATTTAGTTCAAGATATTCCTGTCGATAGAGAATCTGGTCAACCCAAATATAATGTAATGGGTGCACAAAAATATGGCGAGATTACGGTTATGCTTCCTGCAAAAGCACAAATGATTTTTTCACCTGGTCCATTAATTTTTCAAATTAGAGATAAACTAAAAAATTTTACAACTGATGATTACTTATTATTATCTGGTGATCCTGCAATTATTGGAGTGACATGTTCTGTTGTTTCTGATATGACAAACGGCAAATACAAGTTGTTAAAATGGGACAGACAAGAAAAAACTTATTATCCACTCGAGATAAATATTTTTCAAAATTAGTATTGACATTTCAATATAACAATCCTATATACCTTTTATGAAAGGAAATATTATGGATATAAATTTAAGAGCAGATGCACCCGATCAATCAGATATTATTGATCCTAAAAAATTATCAGAAGAAGTAGAAAAATTAAAATCTATTCAAGCTAATATAAAATCAAAAGAAGACGAAATAAAAACTTTAAAAGAAGACGAAAAATATTATAGTTGCATGGTTATTCCAAAATTAATGGAAGACATGAACTTAAAAAGTTTAAAACTAAAAGATGGTTCTGAACTTACAATCAAACAAATTTATAGTGCCTCAATGAGAGCGGACAAAAAACCGGAGGCGATACAATGGCTTCGAGACAATGGCTTAGGTGATATTGTAAAAAATAATATTACAGTAACATTTGGCCAAGGCGAAGATAACAAGGCTGTCGAATATGCTGGCCTTGCGAGGGAGCGTGGCTATGAACCAACTCAAGACGAGAAGGTTCACCACGCTTCACTCACAGTAGTGATGAAGGATTTCAAAGAAAAAGGTAACGAAATTCCTGCTGATCTATTTAGTACGTTTGATGGAAATCAAACTAAATTAAAAAATAAATAGTAACGATTAAATAATAGGAGACATATATGAGTACAGAAAGTACAATCGTAAAGAAAGATAATGCAGGTGCATTATCTACAATTAACCTAAGAGCTGATTCAGGAAAAGGAACTGAAGAGTTAAGATCGGATGATGTATCAACACCGATTTTAAAAATACTTCATCAGTTATCACCTGAATGTAACTCAAGAAACGCAAAATACGTTGAAGGTGCAAAACCTGGAATGATCTATTCTGGTAGTTTTGGAAATTTAATTGATGGTGAGAAGGGACTAGATATAGTTGTTGCTCATACTCAAACTAGATTTCCGGAATGGCAAGAAAGAGGAGATAGCGCAGCTGCTCCAGTAGGAACTCATTTAGAGATACCTACAGATGCCGTCGAAGAAAAGAATGGTAGATACAGATTACCTAATGGTAACTATGTAGAAAAAACAATGTATTTCTATGTAATAGCTATAGTTGGTAAAGAGTTTAGAAAAGCTGTTATTGCCATGAGATCATCTAATTTAACTCCAGGAAGAGAGTTAAACAACTTGATTGCTAACTTGAGAATGGAAGATTCCCAAGGTACATTTCAACCAGCGGCTTACACTGCAGTGTTCAACTTAAAAACAGTTGGCAAAAACTGGGGTGATAAAAGTTGGCATGTGTACAAACCATCATTAGTAAAAATGTTAGATGTATCCACAGGTATGGATGCTGAAGCTTATACTATGGCACAGAATCTACAGAAAGAAGTTTCTAAAGGTTCTGCTAAACCTACGTATGATAAAGTTGAAAACAAAAATACTAAAGACATTATCTAATTCCCTAGAGGAATGTAGCTACAGAGGCGCTGAAGGGAGACTGGAGGCGCCTTTAGAAATTAATAGGACAGGATTAAATGCAGGAATATATAAAGTACTTTACAGGGTTAAAGAGAAATTATGGAGTTTGCAAAACAACTGAAGGTTTTGTAGATGCTGAAACAGGTAAGAAAAGATATCCACATGAGTGGTCTTCAATACCTGTTGTCGAACAAGATTATTTAGATCATCTATCTGGTAAAAAATCTATTGGTATACAACCATGTACTGATGAAGGTAAAGCTAGATTTGGTGCAATTGATGTAGACAAATATCCAATAGATAGAAAATTTTATTTAAATATTATACAAGAAAAAAAGCTTCCGATCATACCTGTCCTGTCGAAGAGTGGTGGACTACATTTATATGTGTTCACCACTGAGTTTGTAAAAACAAAAGCGATAAGAGATTTTTTAGAACAGGTTTTATTTTTATTTAAACTACCAATCAACACAGAAATATTTCCAAAGCAAACTTCATTAGGTGAAAATGCTGATGGGGAGAAGACTAATGGTAACTTTATAAACTTACCCTACAATAGTATTTCAAGAAAAGCATTACTTCCAGACGGTGAAGAAATGCAAATTGATATGTTTTTAAAAGTCATAGAAGCTAATGCACAAACAGAAGCACAGCTAAAAGATATACAAAAAAGAATTGTAGAAGAAGAATTAACAGGTGGTGGAGAAGAATTTGTAGATGGTCCTCCTTGTTTAGGAATTTTAACTAAAAAGATAATGAAAGATGGTAGAGATAGATTTTTATATAATTACATGGTGTTTGCTAAGAAAAAATATCCTGACAAATGGCAAGACAAAGTTATAGAAGCTGCAAGAAAATATTTTGAGTTCGATAATAACTGGACAGATATACATGTTAATCAAAAGATTAAAAGTTGGAGTAAAGATACCAAAGGTCATACTTGTAATGATCCATTACTAGCACCGGTGTGTGTAAAGTCTGTATGTGTTAAACGAAAGTTTGGAATTATATCTGATAATAAACCGGTATGGCCAGCATTATCTGCATTACAAAAACTAAATATAAAACCTACACCTGAATGGTATTTTACTGTTGAGAATGAAGAAGGACAAACAAAACAAGTGCACGCAAAAAATGTGCATAGAATAGAAAGTCAGAAAGAATTAAGAGCATTACTAATGGAACAGGTACACGTAGTACCACCTACAATTAAGGGTAATGATTTTTATGAAATACTAAAAAACTTATTTGAGAAATCTAAAATAGAAATATTAGAACCTGCAGAAGGAACTAATCCATCTGATATATTAAAAGCACATATCAATAGATATATAAATGATCCACAAGCTAAGAAATATAATTCATTTAAAAGTGGTAGACCGTTATTAGATGATGAGTATGCATACTTTTTATACAGTGCATTCTATGATGATTTAAAAACATATGAATGGAAAGAATCATCAGCTAAAACATCATTGATGATCAAAGCATTATTTCCTAGTAAGAAACCAGAAGACCAAGCTAAGTTTGATCATAGTAAAAAATTTCCTGGAAAAGATTCTGACAACAAACAGTATCCACCACTAAAGACTTTACGAATACCGTTGAAGTATTTTGAAAGTGAAGAAGAAGTTAACGAACAACATCAGTTTGAAAGTGAAGAAGATATTGTATGATTTATAAATACTATGGACCACCAGGTACAGGTAAAACATTTAAATTAATAAGTAGAGCTAAAGCATATGCAAGACTAGGAACACCACTTCATAAAATAGGTTACTTTGCATTTAGTAAAAAAGCAGCAGGTGTTGCAAAAGAAAGAATGCCAGCGAGTGATAAGAACTTACCTTACTTTCAAACACTACATTCTTTTTGTTTTAATTATTTAAATTTAAACAAAGAAGATATTATGCAACCTTATCATTATGAAAAGTTTGGTAAGGAAATAAATGTAAAAGTAAAATATGCAGACAAATATAACAAAGAAGAAATTAATTATCTAACTTGTGACAATCCTTATTTTCAATTGATACATAAAGCAGTTAATAAATGTATTACTCCAAGAGAAGAATATGAATTATGGGAACATAATCCGAAAGAAATATTATGGGGAACTTTAAAGTATATTAGTGATAATTTAGTAAAGTATAAAGATGCTAAAAATTTATATGATTTCAATGATTTAGTAGATTTAACAATTAAATCTAAAGACAAAGATAACTTCCCTACATTCAAAGCAGTATTTATAGATGAAGCTCAGGATCTATCACCATTACAGTGGAAACTATTTGATGTGTTTAAACAAAAATCAGAAGATGTATATCTTGCAGGAGATGATGACCAAGCTATATTCGTATGGGCTGGTGCAGATGTAGAGAGATTTATTAAAGAACCGGCTAAAGAAAAGGTCCTAAAGTACTCAAAACGTGTGTCTAGAACCGTCCAGGAGGAGTCTCAGAAGCCGATTGAGCAAATTATGGGTATAAGGAAGGAAAAACACTATTTACCCAGAGATTTCGAAGGAGAGTCTTTAACGATATCTAATATAAATCAAATAGATTTAACCAAAGGTAAGTGGTTAATATTAAGTAGAACTATATCTAGACAATTAAAAATAGCTGAGGAATTAAAACGTAAAAATTTATATTACGAAACTAACAAAGGAAAAAGTTTTAGTGTAACTTTATATAATACAGCTATGCTTTATGAAAGTTGGTGTAAGGGAAAAATTTTACAGGAGAAAGAAGAGAAACAAATACAAGAATATTTAGGAAACAATTTATTTAATAGAAAAATAGATTGGTTTGATCAATTTGTAAAAGCTGATGAGAAAGAAAAATTATATATAAAAAATATGTTGGACAACAAAGAAAATTTAAATACCAAAGCTAGAATATGGCTATCTACTATACATGCAGCAAAAGGTGGAGAAGAAGATAATGTAATTTTATGTTTAGATATGGGAAGTAAAATTCTTAAATCTATTAAACGCAGTCAACAAAAACATGACGAAGAACATAGAGTCTGGTACGTAGGAACCACAAGAGCAAGAAATAACCTATACAAACTAAAAGCAAAAATAAAAAGAACGGGGTATCAATTATGAGAGTTTTAACATCAGATATATTTTTAACATTCTGTATATGGTTTTTTATTATGGAGGCAATCAAATGACACACAAAGATATATTTAAAGATTCATTTCCACAAGACAAACAAATTGGAGGATCACATTACAAAGAGTTTCATATTCAACCATATGAATTTATTTCTAAGAACGACCTTTCCTTTTTTCAGGGTAATGTTATAAAGTATGTTTGTCGCTATAAGAACAAGGCGGGAATACAAGACCTTGAAAAAATAATTCATTACTGTGAATTAGAAATTAAAACAATGAAAGATCTAAAAAAGAAATGATTATACCTCAAACAGAATGGTTAGCTCCTACAGAGTATCCTGATTTAAGATCAGCAGAAGAAATTGCTATTGACTTAGAGACACGTGATCCAGACTTAAAGAAACTGGGTTCAGGAGCCATTATAGGTAATGGTGAAGTTGTAGGTATAGCTGTTGCTGTAGATGGATGGAAAGGTTATTACCCTATTGCTCATGGTGAAGGTCCTAACATGGATCGTAAAAAAGTTTTAGACTGGTTTAAAGATGTATGTAAATCACCTGCTACAAAATTATTTCATAATGCTATGTATGATGTATGTTGGATACGTAATTTAGGTATACAAATCAATGGTTTAATAGTAGATACACTGATTGCAGCGTCTCTTATAGATGAAAATAGATTTCAATATTCATTAAATTCTTTATCATGGGTATATTTAAAACAAGGTAAAAACGAAGCTTTGTTAAATAAAGCGGCTAAAGAAAGAGGTTTAGATCCTAAAGCTGATATGTGGAGATTACCTGCACAAGAAGTTGGATCTTATGCTGAAAAAGATGCAGAGTTAACTTTAAAACTTTGGCAACATTTAAAAAAAATAATTATTGAAGACGACCTCCAAGATATATTTAATCTTGAGACTGATCTGTTTCCTTGTTTAGTTGATATGCGCCACCTAGGTGTTCGGGTAGATATCGAGAAAGCCAGTCAATTGAAAACAGCACTGGCAGCAAAAGAAGAAAACCTATTGCAACAAATAAAAATAGAGACAGGAGTAGATAC